CAGCAGGAAGCCCACCTCGACCGGATCTCGCCCAGCCTGACGCGTGTCCGCGAGCGCCATGGCAAGGCCGGTGGCCTGCTCGACCAGCATGGAGGATTCACCCGCCTCGTTGGCAGCCAGTTCCGCAATATCGTGACCCAGCGCTAGGACGTCGCGGCGGACACGATGGGCGCGGACGATCTCGCCATAGCTGCGCACGTTGGCGCTGCTGGGCACGTTGCTGGCGATCGCGTTCAGATACGCCAAGCCGCCGGCCGCTTCAGCACGCCCCTGGACTTGCAGCGCGTCGTGAACGGTCAGGACGTCGGCCGGCTTGCTGCTGTTCAGCAGTCGCACGGTGGCTTCGAAGATCAGCCGATGATCGTGGCGGTAGAAATCATCCGCATTCAGGAGGTCACCGAGGCGATCCCAGGCCCGGTTGTCCTGCAACAGGCCACCCAGGACGCCCTGCTCTGCTTCGACGGAATGCGGCGGTACACGCACTGCTTCGGCGCTCATGCTGCCTCCTTGTGCGCGTGCAGGCGCTGGGCCTGGACACCCTGGGTCGTCAGCGAGTACGTGCCGTTCGCAGCGTCGGCGTACCAGAGCCGGTAGTAGCCCTTGGTCACGTAGTTCAGGAAGTGCTTGCGCCAGTCAGCCTGCAAGCGGCGCTCGTTGGCACCTTCGGGCGAGTGCTCAGCCTTGAACACGTCCCACGCCAACTGCACGAACTCCATCGGCAGGCCAACACCTTCCACGTACTTGCGCAGAGGCTCGTAGCCGCTGATCGCCGTCTCGCCTGCCGATCGGCAACGTTCGAGAAAGGTTTTCAGCGAGCAGCGCTCTTTGCGCTCCCGCTTGGGTTTTTCAGCCGAAGGCTCGTTGGGCTCTTCACCCCCCTGCGAAGGGGGGTTAGGGGGGTCTTTATCCTCTTCCTTTCCCTTCCCTTCCTTTCCGTCAATGAGCACTCCGTGAGTGTTCATTGATTCATCGTTGAGCGGTGGTTGAGGAATACCGGATTTCGACGGGCGGTTTATCACCTGGTGCTTCTTGAACCCCTTGATATGCATGAAGAATTCTCCGTTCACCGAATACTCAATGAGCATTCCGTGAGCCATCAATTCTTGAATCAGAGGTTCGCAATCCAGCGAGTCGGCCGGGAACACCTGCATCTTGACCTTCTTCGCGGAGCGCTGGAGATTGCCGTTGTCATCGGCAAAATTCCAGATGCCGATGAACAGTAAGCGAGCACTCATGGAGCACTCAGTGATCTTCTCATCCGTCCAAAAATCAGGCTTGATCGTTCTGATCCGTGCCATTAGAATTTCTCCATCAAGGTAGTACCCGGGCCGCTCGTCACAGCGGCCTTTTCTTTTTCGTCATCACCTTTCACCAGCCGGCGCAGCGGCTCCACAGCGCGCTGGTAATGCATTTCCACTTCTGCCGGCCACTTGCCCAACTGCATCAACGCGGCACGGGTTGCGTCCACGTATTCCCACTCACGCTTCCAGCGCTCAGCGCGCGGAATTCCGCCTTGGTCGTGTTGGTGATGAAGCTCGGGGTTCAGCGGGAAGCAAAGGCTGTCGCACGCTTTCAGGGCGCCGCCCTTCCCCAGATTCACGTGGCACGCTTGCGCGGGCTTGCCGGTCACCAGGCAGCCCAGGGCGGCCACGTTTCGGCGGTGCTCCTCACTGCGCAGCAGAGTCGGCAGCTTGTGGCCCGGCGGGCGATAAAATCCCATGACGATTTCGACCTTGCGGCCGAGCCCTTCACTACGGGCTGCCTTGGCCCGCTTCATGGGCGTCTTGCGCTGAAGGGTCGAGTTGCGAATCACGCATCTCTCCCAAGGCTCGTACGGGACCAGTCAACGCCCTTCTCATTGCCGAAGGCGTAGGCCAGCTCAATGAGGTCCGTCATCTGGCGAACGCTCATCTTGCTGGTGCGTTGCCCCAGCAGTACCATGCCGCCGTCAATGCCCATCGCCATCCGGGTTTCTCGACGCAGACCAGCGGTCAGGATGTCTTTGACTTCTTCGGGCTCGACCCTGACGAGCGCGCCGTTGACGATGAATTCGACCTGCCGGCTGATGTCGGTCAGGATCGACCACATCATGTCGTTCTGCGCCAGCGTGCGTGTGCGAGGTTTGATCTCCACGCGGTAGCCTTCCGGTGCGTTGGAGCAAGCGTAAGCAGCGTTGCGCCGTGCCAACGGGTGCGACAGGACGAACACTTGTTTGTCCATCACTGCGCCCTTCCCTTCGCAACGGCGCGCAGGATGTTTCGCTCCATGCGGTGCAGGATGACGCGAGCCGCCCGGATCAGTACCAGGAGCGGACCGGCCTCTTCCTCTGTAATTGCCCCATCTTCAGCGGCATCGCTGGTGAGACCGGAAATCTTGCCGAGCTTTGTCACCAGCTTCAGGCATTTGTCCTTCAACGCACCGATTTCGCACGCCCAGCCGCCGACTGGCGCCGCAGGCACCATGTCACAGTGAATTCCTTCTTGGCTGTTGATCGTCTGGAGCCACCGATGGGAGTAGTCGACATCAGCTTTGGACTGCATCCATTCAGACAGCATCAGCGCCAAATCGACATCCACAGATTCCCCGGGCAGCCCACGCAACTTTCTCCGCAATGCCTCCGGGTGCATTGACACTCCGCGGCGATCTGTCAAGAAGCGGGCAGCGTCCTGGAGACCGCCGTCCGTCTTCCGCACATCGTTGTAGAGCACGTCCCGCCAGTTCAATTCTGAGTAGATACACGTCATCACTGATTCCATCCAACATTTCAGCGTTACCGTTTTGGTGAAGCCGACCTACCATGGCTCACATGGAAAACAACAACGAATCCAAACCAGTGACCCGAGCGCATCTGTTCGCGCGCATCGACGCCACCCTCTTCTCTCAGCCGTCCGAGCAAGCGGCCGCAACCGAGACCGCGGAGCCGCAGGACGTAGCAATTCCCGCCGACGACGCCGAAAAGAAATGACCGAGACCGAGCAGCTTTTGAAGAACGCGGCCGCAGTGGCCAAGCGCACGTTCATCGACCCCACCGAAACGGCGGTGCTGGAAATCTTTAAGGAGCTGTGCGCCGAGCGTGATCGCATGGCGTGGGCGAGCGAGGGCCGCGATCAGGCGACGGTGCATTGATGTCATGCCGCACTCGCTGTGGCGCCCAGGCCGGGCTTCTTTTTCATCCGGCGGCCTGATTTACGGAGAACATCCCAGCGGAAAGTCGGCAGAAGCTCTTCGCATCGCACGCCTGTCGCCTCCTCAATCAGCGGGCAGTGCTCTGAAGGTAGCGGCCGCTTAAGGTGGACCCAGTCGTGAACGCTCACGGGCGTAACCTTGAGAACCCGAGCAAGGGCAGCTTGACCGCCCGCGATGTCGCAGGCTCGGGCGAGGGATTCGTGTCGCTTTTTCGTGTCCATGCCACATTATTAGGCGACGCCTAATGAATGTCAATAGGAATTGCCTAACATGGCGTATAAAGGTGAAAGTTAGGCAATGCTTAATGGAACGGAACTAGGCGCTGCGATTAAAGCAGCCATTGAACGCAAGATAGCCAGTGGTGCTGCGGCCTCACAGGCGGCGATTGCACGCCACTTCAATGTCAAGCCTCCATCGATCCATGATTGGATCAAAAAGGGATCCATCTCCAAGGACAAGCTGCCTGAACTGTGGCGCTACTTCTCGGACGTAGCTGGGCCTGAGCACTGGGGTTTAAGGGCGTGGCCGGACATGGGCACCCCCTCCGAAGGCTCGATGCCCGTACCAGCGGATCCGTGGCCATTCCCCGATATATCGGAAAAGGACGTGCGCGCTCTTGCGCCTGCTCAACTGAACGCATTACAGGGGGCTTTGGCCTTAGCGATTGCGCAGTTAAGGCTGGGTGTCAACATCGCGCCTACAGCCGTCCCATTGCCGAATCCGATTAGCACCCCTCTTCGCTCGCACAAACCCGGCGGCTTGGTGGACATGGACCATGCTGACGACGCATTCCCAATGCGGATACCCGGCTTGCCGGCCCCTTGGGAAGGCGGACGCACGACACATCAAGCAGAGCGCGAGCCGAGGCTTCGGATCAGCACGCAGGAAGGCGTGGTGGCCAATGTGGGACCAGGCGAGCCACACGCCGCAAACGACAAGTTCGAGAAGGTCCCGGAACTATCAGATGTTCGCTTGGCGGCGGGCGATGGAATCGAGAACGACGACGAGACTCAAACCGGCGTGATCCAGTTCCGCAGATCTTTCCTGCGGTCTGTGGGCGCCGACGCCGGTAAGGCCCGCGTGGTCTACGCAAAGGGCGACAGCATGGAGCCGGTCATCAAAGATGGCGCCGCCCTGCTCGTTGTGCCGAACGAAGATCTGACGCTTCGCGACCTGGCTGGCGGCGGCGTCTACGCCATCAACTATGACGGCAAGATGATCGTGAAGACGGTGGCTAAGGACAAGCTAACAGGGCGGTGGGTTGCTCGTTCGTTCAACTCAGCCTACCCCGATATACCCCTGGAGAATGGGCACCCAGCCCGTGTTCTAGGTCAGGTTGTTTGGGTTGGCGCCCGGCTACGTGATGACGAGGCGGGGCAGTGGATCCGCTCATGACATGTAGGCGTCGAATCTAATTTCAGCCGCTATACTGCGGCGCTCACTTCTACGAGGTAACTGGATGAGAATGTCATTGCTGTTTGTCGCCGCCATCGTGACTGGCTGCGCCAGCTCCGGGGCGAAGATCGACCAAGCAAAGGTGCAGGCTATCCAACCGGGCGTCACCACCTACAACGACATGGTCCGCGATTTTGGCTCCCCCTTGAGCCAAGCCTTCAACCAAGACGGTCTGCTCACGGCGCAATGGTTCTATTTCTACACCGCCGCGTTCGGCATGAACCAAAAGCAACAACACCTGACAGTGCTGTTCAACAAGGACAAGACCGTCAAGGATGTCGTCAGTTCTGCCGGCGGCGGTAATGGCGTCAGGCTTGGCCGCTAGCTAAGCGGGCCAACAGCACGTTAACTCTAGTCGGCTCCCGCCTGGCGCAGAGTGATAGAGCAATTCGGGTTCGGCGATCGACTCATCTATTGCGTTCGATGCCCGCCACCTTTTGGATGGCCTTTCCTTCAGAATTGAATATCCCAAGTTAAGTTGGCAGTGGCCCTTCCGGGCGCAACCGACCTAGTAAGCCAGTCAGCTCCCCCCCTATA